ACATACCAGAGATTCGCTGTTGCCAAGATCGATAGTATCCATGCTGACCTCATTTCCCCTTAACGCCGGGGTAGCGGAACAAAAACCTGCTGCATAGTTATTAAAGTTGAACCCTGCCGTCATGTTCTTACGCCTCGGGCTGGCTACTTAACCCCTGACCACTGCCGGGTAACTCGAAGTATTGCCTGGCGTTCTGTGGGGCGGGGTGGGTTGATGAATGAACAATACCACTACTATTTAATTATGTAAATAGCAGTGCTATTATCGTGGCAAGAAAAAAAACCACCCGAAGGTGGTTGTTGACAGGAAGGATTAACAGGTTTTGTTTGGATACTGTCTTCGTGAGTGAACTACATTTACGATCTCGATGTTAGATGCTGTTACTCGGTAAAGTATTATGTAGTTAGGATGAGTCACTATCTCACGAAGACTTGGAACTCTTTCGCTCGGTGGGTACAGATAAGGGTGTTCAGTAAGTGACAAAACTGATGTTTCAATGCGTATTTTTAGTCTACGTGCAGCGGGAGGGTTTTCCTTAGCAATATAGGCTACGATCTGACGTAAATCATCACGTGCAGAAGGTAGCCATAAAATGGGCAGCATTACTCACTCCTGTTCGTTGCAGCTAATTGAGCAATAAGGTTTTCCATTTCAGCCATTACTTCGTCATGTGGAATTGCAGGACGGGGATCTGAGAGGCTTGCTGCCACTTTGGTTCGCAACCATTCGTTATAGCTGTTTTCTTGTTCGACTGTTTCAAATTCAGAAATTATCGGGGAAAGGGCTGTACTCATGTTTTTACCTCCTCAGATTAGGCGCGACGACCCTTTTGCGCAGCTAGCCATCGCGCAACGATTTCTTCAATTGATTCTTTTTTCTCCTTCATTTCCTTAAGCATTTTCTCTTTATCTTCTTTGGGGAAAGCCCTGAACGTCTGGAGCAAATCCCGCTCCATGGGGTCTATATTAAACGGAAGTTCGTTTTCCGATTGTTCCATATCTGCAGATATAGTGACAACATTGTCCTCCCCAGATTCTTGGGGATACATCCTTACAATTTGTAACAACTCGGCCATATCTGGTCTGATTGACTCGGGAGGAACTTGCAGCAACCCTGCGAACTTGATAACAGCCTCAAGATTTAAAGGTGTCTGACCATTTAGATAATGGCTTACAGCTCCCTGTGTCGAAAATCCCAGAATTTCTGCCGCACGCTCTTGGGTTAACCCTAGTTGATTTTTTTTCGCCGTCCAGATTTCTTTCAGTCTCTGGGCGGCTTGCAGGTCGATCTCTGACAGGGATTTTCTTTTCATACCTTCAATTCTAATAAGATTATTAATCTCTTTGAAATAGTGATGCTATTTACTTTTAAAAATAACAATGCTATTAATGATCGTGATGACATCACATGAGGTGAACAATGAATCTTGGAGAATATTTGCATCATTCCGGTATAACTCAGAAGCATTTTGCTGAAATTGTTGGGGTAACCCAAGGGATGGTAAGCCATGTCATTACCGGACGGGCGAAACTTACGGGGAAAAAAATTTTACGCTGGTGCGAAGCAACAGGCTGGATAGTAACTCCGCACGAGATTGATGGCAGTACTTATCCCAACCCAACCGACGGCTTACCTGTCGAGTATCAGGCTAACACACAACCAGAGGCGGGGGTGATTCATGAAAATCAAGCATGAACACATCCGCATGGCAATGAATGCCTGGGCGCATCCGGACGGCGAAAAAGTACCGGCTGCGAAAATTACCAAAGCGTATTTCGAGCTGGGAATGACGTTCCCGGAACTGTATGACGACAGCCATCCGGAAGCCCTGGCCCGTAATACCCAGAAAATTTTCCGTTGGCTGGATAAAGACACCCCTGATGCTGTTGAAAAAATGCAGGCTCTGTTACCGGCGATCGAAAAGGCGATGCCGCCTTTGCTGGTGGCCCGTATGCGCAGCCACAGTTCTGAATATTACCGTGAGATCGTCGAACGGAGGGATCGGCTGGTGAAGGATGTCGATGATTTTGTTGCGTCAGCGGTTGTTTTGTATGACCAGATGAATCGCGGCGGCCCGGCAGGGAATGCTGTGGTGATGCACTAAAAGCACGGTGTTCGGGGGTTTTATGAGCAGCAAGCTTCATGGTCTTGTCTGGGAAGGGTGCGCCTTCACCGGCATGATCTTATCCAGGGTGGCGGTTATGGCCCGTCTTGCAGACTACAGCAATGACGAGGGCGTGTCATGGCCTGCCATTGAAACTATCCGGCGTCAGATCGGTGCAAGAAGTGAATCCACAGTGAAATCGGCTATTGCAGAACTGGCGAAAGAGGGCTGGCTGACGAAGGAAGAGCGTAAGGTCGGTGGGCGTAATGTAAGCAATATCTATCGGCTTAATGTGGAAAAACTCGAAGCAGCTGCGGCGGCGGCGCGTGAGTCATATAAACCGAAAAGAAAAATTAGCCCGGCAAAAAATGACCCGTTAACAGTTGACCCGTCAAATATTGACCCCTCAACGGTTGACCCGTCAAATTTTGATGGATCAACCGTTGATAAAAAACTGCCGATTAGGGGGGCGATGATTGACCCCGATCCGTCAGTATTAAAACCTGATCCGTCAGATAAAAGATCTTCTTGTCCGGACGCTTCGCAACCGGACCCGCAGACGGCTGAACAGGATTTTTTAACCCGACACCCTGACGCGGTTGTGTTCAGTGCGAAAAAACGCCAGTGGGGAAGTCAGGAAGATTTGGTGTGCGCACAGTGGATCTGGGGACGAATCGTGAGTCTTTACGAGCAGGCGGCCAGCGATGATGGCGAGATCACTAGACCGAAAGAACCCAACTGGACAGCATGGGCCAATGACGTTCGCACAATGCGGATGCTGGATGGCAGAACTCACAGACAAATTTGTGAAATGTTTGGGCGTCTCCAGCGGGATTCGTTCTGGGTAAAAAACATCATGAGTCCGGCAAAACTCCGGGAAAAATGGGATGAACTGGTTATCCGCCTGGGGCGTTCGCCTGCGCAGCGTTGCGTGAATCACATTTCTGAACCGGACACTGAAATTCCGCCGGGCTTCAGGGGGTAAGTGTTAATTTCTGGTCATGAGGTAATTTTCAGGAGGGCTTGTGGCAAAAGTTTTTACACAAGAAGAGCGGGAAAAAATTAAAGGGCTGATCGTGGAATTCGTACGCCTTAACGGACGAGGCACGATTCGGCAGTTATCGGATGAAATTGGTGTCAGTCATACGTCTGTCGGTCGTTTATGCATGGATCTGGCCGCCAGTGGTGATGTTTACAATTCCGGTTACGGAGTATTCCCGTCTGAGCAGGCGCGCAAGGACTGGCAAAACGCCCGCAAAAAACTCTCAAGGGCAAAGCTGAAGAAACCATCTGCGGTTGATCCGGACCTTATCTGGTCATTACCTGACGGAGAAATACGTCGCTACGACAGGCGCCTAAACATAATCTGTCGCGAGTGCCGGAAGAGTGAAGCTATGCAGCGTGTACTGGCGTTTTATCAGGGGAATTTTGAGGAGGTGGTGCGGTGAGTGAATCAAAATGCCAGGTTAATGGCAACAAGATAGAACCATGCGCAGCACTGGCAAAGTCCCTTGAGCGTGATGCTGAATACACGATGCGAAAAGGTCTGCTGATATACAAAATCTGGAATGAGAGTTTAACTCGCGGTCCTGATTTTGTGATGTTGCGTTCCGGTGAATTTTCTAAATTACCAGTTCGGGTTTCATTTTGTCCGTTCTGTGGTGAAAGTCTGAAAACGTGGGAGAACAGAAATAAATGAAATTAAAGAAATACCAGTAGTACGTGATGAATATGGCTGCTGGACGCATCCTGAATATGAAAAATTCTGTGACGATCGGGAATATATTTCAACGGAAGAGTTTAACGCCTGGATGGAGGAAAATAATCTTCAATACGTCCTCTGCTTCAGAGATGAAGGATGTGCTGACCTTGATGCGTGTGATGCTGATATTTCTGCATGGGAACCGGAACGACCAGAGGGCAATGGATGGTTTATTGGTTCAATACATGACACCGAAGATGGCCCGGTTTGTGTATGGCTGAGAAATAAGGCCGAAGCATAAAGGCTATAAACCGACTAACAACTAAATACTGAGGATTTAAATCAGAAACGAATTTTATTAAATCCTTAACCGGAGGGATTCCTGCACCCTCAGAACATCAGGAGGCCGTCCGAAAGGGCGGTAGTGAAATGCGAAAATTCAAAATAATTATTGAAACGGGAATAGCCGGTGGAGATTTCGAGGATGAATTCGAAGTGGATGATGATGCAACACCAGATGAAATACAGGATGAAGCTAAAGATATTTTCTTTAACTACTGCAATTACTCATACCACGAAATAAAAGACGAAGAGGAAGAACAAAATGGCTGATTTTGGTTCAACTAAATATAACGCCAGTTTTGAAGAATGGCATGAACTGTTAATGGATTATGCAGAGTTACGCGGTGGAAGTGCCGCTGATGCTGAAGCATGGCGTGATGATTATGAAGCAGGGAAAACACCGGTCGAAGCATATTGTGATGAGTGGGGCGATGAATGAGCGAGATTAATTATCAGGAAGGGCATGAAAAGGCAGGGCAGGCAAAACCAGTGGCATGGCGATATCGCTACGTGAAAAAAGGCGTTACAGACTTTCAGGGGAAGCAGTGGGTTGGTGACTGGAAATATGTACCGACAAAAGAGGATTGCAACGACGGACCGAACTATGAAATTCAGGTGTTATTCACTGCCCCGCCTGTGCCACTGACACCAGAAGGATTGATTAAAGCAGTGCGTTTCTATGAACAGGTAAAGCGTGAGAATCCGCCAGTCGAAACCGGAGCATGGAAAGACGCTGTTGACTGGGTGCTCAAAGAGGCTTGCCAGTCTGTAAACATTGGCATCAAAGGAGAGTGAGAATGCAAATTTCACCGGTTACTCTTCGTGTTGCGAAGGCGTTTATATCCAGACATCACCGACACAATAAACCCCCGGTGGGGCATAAATTCAGCATTGGTCTGAGAAATGATGCCGGAGAATTGATAGGTGTGGCGACAGCCGGTAGACCTGTTGCACGACATTTGGACGATGGATTAACGCTTGAAGTAAATCGCACATGTACCACAGGAGAACGCAACGCTAACAGCGCGCTTTATGGTGCTGTCTGGCGGGCAGCAAAGGCTATGGGTTATCAACGTTGTATTACGTACACCCAGGCAGATGAATCAGGAGCATCTCTCCGCGCAGCTGGTTTTGTTCGTGTGAAAGAGCTTCCTCCAAGAAAAAGCTGGGCGGAATCAAGCGTCGCCCTGCGGAGTAAACGCGATCCGGTCGGAAACGGTGGTGTTCCTCGTGTGCTCTGGGAAATCAGGAGAATGAGTACCACTGGCATTCGCATCAAAGGAGAGTGATATGGCAACTTTGACAAAAAAAGAACAAGCATGGTTGAGCGAATTACAGGACGTTCTTGATCGCTGTCCATCACCGAAAAAAATTGGTTTTTACACCATTGGCGATAAAAGCATTTACCTGTATGACCTGCGCCGCATGGATGAAATCATGGAGGCTCTTGATAATCGTTCGTCGATGGATTGGTGTGTTGCTGTTCATGATATGAATGCAGGGTTTGATGAAAAGATTTTGTTCCCCTCATCAGTTGAAAGCACTGCGGGTTAAGGAGTAACACATGACCACTATTACCAAAGAACGTATTGAATTGTTCATTAAAAATCCGCTTGAAAACGGGCTTACCCGTGGTGAACAAATGGAACTGGCACGGATTGCGCTGGCATCGCTGGAAGCAGATCCAGTTAAACGAGTTAACTCAGATCAGATGCGCCGAGTCTGCTTAGAAGCTAATCGCCATTTAGATAAATATGACGCGATGGCGAAAGAGGTAAATAAGTTGCTTGGACGCATCGCCCCGCCAGCGCCGGTAGTGCCGGAAGAAGCAACTCCGGAAAACGTAGAAATGCTCTCTGGCTATGTTTCCACGTACAAATTAACCGATAGCGAGCGCGATATTGCTGCCGAAATATGGAACGCCTGCCGCATCGCCATGCTTCAGTCCGGAAACTTTCGGGAAAGCAAGAATTCGTCAACCAATAATTTTCGGGAAATCCCGGAAGCGTCAACCAGCTCTCCGGTAACTCCGGCTCTTCTGCCTGGTGGTTTCACCATTGAGGAGGCGAAGGAATTACATGAAGACCTGGTACGCAGCCACATAAGCAAGGCCTTAAGTGGCGAAAAGATGAAAAAGAAAGATCGCGATGCTGATTTGCGCTGGATTCATGGCGTTATAGTTCAGGCAGCGTGGTTTGTAAAAGCATCACTGGAGCAGAATGCACTATCGGGCAACTCTCCGGCAACTCCGGATGGTTGGATAAGCTGTAGTGAGCGAATGCCGAATACCAAAACAGCCGTTCTTGTTGCCGTGGAGTTTGACAGGAAAGGTGACTGGCGAATGAAATGGGCTACTTACATCCCCGGGCATCCTGACGCTAATGATGGGTGGATAATTCCTGGTGCGTCGTGGAAACCGTCACACTGGATGCCGCTACCAGAACCGCCGCAGGAGGTGAATCAATGAGCTGGCCTGAAGCATTAACAACGGTAGGAATTGCGATGGCGGTGGCGCTGGTGGTGTATTCGATTTGCCGCTGGGGATAAAAACGGTTTGCGGGAAAAGGAGAGTTAAGTAGAATTGCAGCGGGTGCTTGAGGCTATCTGTCTCAGGCATGAACACCAAAAGGCAGATAGAGAAAAGCCCCAGTTAACATTACGCGTCCGGCAAGACGCTTAACATTAATCTGAGGCCATATCTATGCTCTACACACGTAGGTTAGCCTCTTACGTGCCGAAAGGCAAGGAGAAGCAGGCTATGAAGCAGCAAAAGGCGATGCTAATCGCCCTGATCGTCATCTGTTTAACCGTCATAGTGACGGCACTGGTAACGAGGAAAGACCTCTGCGAGGTACGAATCCGAACCGGCCAGACGGAGGTCGCTGTCTTCACAGCTTACGAACCTGAGGAGTAAGAGACCAGGCGGGGGAGAAATCCCTCGCCACCTCTGATGAGTCAGGCATCCTCAATGCACCCGCGCTTAACCCGCTTCGGCGGGTTTTTCTAGCATCTATCTGGTTGACAAAGTCTATGTTAAATGGAAATATGGTTGACACCAAAACAACAAGGATATTACGGTCATGCAGAATTTATCTCAACAGTTGTTAGAAGCATATGACAAGGAGTGCCGCAAAGAGCTTTCGATCGCGTTAGCACAGGCTTATCTTCATTCGCATATGAAGGCAAAAGAGTTTGGTTCTTTTTGGGCTCAAGCACAGTCATATTTGCGCTGGTTTTATGCCGATGCATTGCTTGAGAATGCGGCTAAGCGTGTGGGGCTGGATTTTGAAGTCGGTAGCAATGCTGCTAAAAATTGTAAACACATTGCGATTCACTCGAACAACTGGAAAATGACGGCACATCATTTATCGGGTAATGCGCCACTTCCTAAGCAGGCATTGTATAGAGCTGTTTACGCTAATCAAAATTATGAATTGAATTTTGGGGATGAAAATGCCGACTCCCTGGATGGGAGAGCGTCTGGTGGACATGTTTATATGTTACATGATGGCAGTAATCAGCACTTGTCCAAACTGAATTTAACTGTTCCTTCTTCGGATAATTACGGGATTCTTTATACTGAGTCTTTACCAATTATGACGATGGTAGAAGTTGAAGCAGAAAATGTGGATTCTGAGATTGAAGATAAAATCAAGATTCTTACCGAGCAAATAATTAAATCACAGCAATCATGAGCATGAATATCGCACAAACACCATTTACTGATAAATCGTTTAATCCTCGTCGCCTTGAGGAGGCAAGAGAGGCAAAAGGGTTGACGATGGCTGAACTTGCCAGAGTGCTCAATATTTCAAGACAAGCTATTTCGTCATTTGAGAAGGGGTTGAAGTCTCCCTCTGCTGATACACTTTCTGCAATAGCCAAGGTGTTAGGATTTCCAGAACGATTTTTCTTAGCCTCCAGTGCTTCTCCATCTCTGGAGGGGGCGATTCATTTTAGAAGTCGTTCAACTGCGACCAAAAAGGCTCGAGTTACAGGGAAAACACGTGGGCGTTGGGCGGCATTAATATTGGATGAATGTCTAAAATATGCTCAATTACCAGATGTGGTTCTGCCTGAATTCGATATTATTGATTTTGAGGTTCTGTCTCTATCTGATATTGAGGATATGTCCACCCAATTAAGGCGTTTTTGGGGGTTAGGTGATGGTCCAATACTCAATTTAACTAGACTTGTTGAAAATAAAGGAATCGTGGTTTCTCATTTACCTTCTGGTGAGAAAGTTGATGCCTTTTCGTTCTGGCATAATGGGCGGCCTTTAATTATGTTAGATAGCTCGAAGACGGCTGTTCGCATGCGATTTAGTCTTGCTCATGAACTTGGCCATTTAATTATGCATAGGGCAGTGGAGGATGACTACCTGAATGATAAAGAATTATTCGACCTAGTGGAGTTGCAGGCCGATTATTTTGCCTCCAGCTTTTTAATGCCAGCCACGACTTTCGGGCGTGAATTTTATAGTCCAAATTTATCAGCGTTAGAACGATTAAAACTACGTTGGATTACATCTATCGGTAGTATTGCCATGAGGAGTCATAGCCTTAAGTTAATTAGCGATAATCAGAAAAGCTATATATTTAAGCAATTAGCGCCATTCCATCGTAGGGAGCCGTTAGATGATGCAATCCCAAAAGAAGAGCCTGAGTTACTTAATAAGTTACTTTTACTTCTTGATAAGCATTCAATCATAAAGGTAACTGAGTTAACTGATATCTTTGCTCTTCCTTTAAATGAGTTATCTGCAATTACACGATTTAAAGAATCAGATATGATTCATTCTGACAATGTTATTTCATTTACCATAAAACAAAAATAATTCTCATTCATACCCGCCTCGGCGGGTTTTTGTTTTACGTATTCTGGTTTACAATCCACAGGCCAGCCTGAACAACTGGCACCTGCTGCGCCAGCAGAGACAACCGATGGCGCACGATACCAAATTATACAATTCTGATGATTCTGCCGTCTTTGCCAGCAGGCGCGGACGGTGTTTTCACGCATTCAAATCTGACTGGTACCAGCATCCCCCATGCACTGAAGAACAGGCCGAATGGCTCATTCAGTGTTACCGCAGGCGCGGATGCGAGGTTAAAAAAGCCCTTAGCCTCGACTACCGTCACTGGATAATCTCCGTCAGGCTCCCTTACTCCGAACGGCCAGCGCGTCCGTCCCGCACATTCCAGCAACGGATCTGGAGGTAATGTGCGGGTATTACTTCGACCTGTTCTGGTACCGGAACTCGGTCTGGTTATCGTTAAGCCAGGCCGTGAATCAATGTCAGCATTCCATAACGGCAGAATACTGGTGGAGCCGGAACCAAAAAGCATGCGTAATCTGCCGTCCGGGGTCGTTCCTGCCGCTCGCCAGCCGCTGGTGGAAGACAAAACATTGCTGCCGTTTTTCAGTAACGCACGGGTGATTCGTGCTGCTGGTGGTGCTGGTGCATTGTCTGACTGGCTGTTGCGCCATATTAAATCCTGCCAGTGGCCACACGGCGATTATCATCACAGCGAAACCGTCATTCACCGTTATGGTACCGGCGCAATGGTGTTGTGCTGGCACTGCGACAACCAGCTGCGTGACCAGACATCCGAATCACTCGAGCAACTTGCTCATCAAAACCTGTCAGCATGGATGATTGACGTCATCGGTCACGCAATAAGCGGTACGCAGGAGCGTGAATTATCTCTGGCTGAATTATCCTGGTGGGCGGTCCGCAATCAGGTGGCGGACGCGCTACCGGAAGCGGTATTACGTCGTTCGCTGGGGTTGCGTGCGGAAAAAATCCGCTCAATGTACCGTGAAAGCGACATCGTACCGGGAGAGCAGACCGCCACCAGCATACTGAAACAGCGCACAAAAAATCTTACGCCGCTGCTTCACGCCCACCAGCAACAGAACCCACCACAGGAAAAGACGGTGGTCAGCATTGCCGTTGATCCTGAGTCTCCGGAATCTTTCATGAAACGACCTAAACGTCGCCGCTGGGTTAACGAGAAATACACACGCTGGGTGAAGACACAGCCGTGTGCGTGTTGTGGTAAGCCAGCCGACGATCCCCATCACCTGATTGGTCATGGTCAGGGCGGAATGGGGACAAAATCTCACGATATTTTCACGCTACCGCTGTGTCGGGAGCATCACAACGAGCTTCATGCGGATCCGCTGGCGTTCGAAGAAAAGCATGGTTCTCAGGTTGATTTAATTTTTCGTTTTCTTGATCACGCCTTTGCAACTGGCGTGCTTGGGTAAAAGAGGTGACTGATGCTCATAGATTTGGTTTTACCTTACCCGCCGACGGTGAACACTTACTGGCGACGCCGTGGCAGCACATATTTTATCTCGGAGGAGGGAAAGCGTTATCGCCGGGCTGTGGCGCTTATTGTTCGCCAGCAGCAGCTGAAATTAAGCCTGTCCGGAAGGCTGGCGATAAAGGTGATTGCAGAGCCACCGGATAAGCGTCGTCGCGACCTGGACAATATCCTGAAAGCACCGCTGGATGCGCTGACGCATGCGGGAGTGTTAATGGACGATGAGCAGTTTGATGAAATCAATATCGTTCGTGGTCAGCCAGTATCTGGTGGACGTCTGGGGGTGAAGATTTACCCCATAATGCTTGAAGGGCAGGTCAAAAAATGAAACTGGAAGATTTACCGAAATACTACTCCCCAAAATCCCCCGGCCTGACTGATGCATCGGCCTCAACGTCGAAAGATGCGCTGAGTATCACTGATGTGATGGCCGCGCAGGGCATGACACAGAATCGGGCTGAGATGGGGTTTTCTGCGTTCCTTGGTAAAATGGGCATTAGTATGAATGACAGAGAGCGGGCAACAGAATTGCTGACAGAATATGCACTCAGTCGGTGTGATCGCGTGGCGGCGTTAAGAAAACTCCCGGCAGAAATAAAACCGGCAGTGATGCGTATTATGGCTTCGTATGCGTTTGAAGATTATGCCCGTAGCGCGGCGAGCAAAAAACAGTGCCCCTGCTGTCACGGAAAAAAATTTATTGAAAGCGAGGTTTTTACAAACAAGGTCCAGTATCCGGATGGTAAGCCGCCGGTATGGGCAAAGTGTACGAAAGGTGTGTATCCGTCTTACTGGGAAGAATGGAAAAAAGTCAGGGAGGTGGTAAAAGTTGCCTGTCCGGAGTGTGGCGGAAAGGGTGAGGTTTCCACCGCCTGTAAGGATTGCCGTGGGCGTGGTGTCGCCATTCATCGTGAAGAGTCGGTAAAACGTGGTATGCCTGTTATCAGAGACTGCCAGCGTTGTGGTGGTCGTGGCTGTGAAAGGCTGCCATCAACGGAGGCATTTAATGCCATATGCAAAGTGACGAGTGCTATCACGCTTGATACGTGGAAAAAATCAGTGAAACGCTTTTACGATACGTTGGTGGTTCGGTTTGACATTGAAGAGGCATGGGCGGAGCGGCAGTTAAAGAGGGTAACGCGATAGTGTTGTTGATTTTTCCCGAATCTGTGGTAAATTTGCTCTAACGATGGGCGTTTTATGCCTGACGTTAGAAGATTTTTTACACCCCGCCGCCTGGCGGGTTTTTTATGACTGAAATCGCGTCAGTACAGTAAACGCGCTGGTGGCGGTGAATACCTGTCTTTCAGCTTGCTGGCTTTTTCGACAAGAGTTATTGGTGTGTCACGTTAACCGGAAAAGGGAAAAAGACATGCTAAAACAGCAGGATATGACAGAAACCGCCAGAGTGGTGTTTAATGAATTAAGCGTTACCGAACCGGCGACAGTCGGGGAGATTGCGCAGAATACTTACCTTTCACGCGAACGCTGCCAGTTAATACTGACCCAGCTGGTTATGGCGGGTCTGGCAGACTATCAGTTCGGTTGTTACAGACGCCTTCCGCAGTGAAGGCTTTTTTATTTGTGGTAAATGGGCGGCTGGTGGGTGTTAGGGGCACCCACCAGCCATCTGCTCATGCGTTGGGGTCACAAGCAAACCTCAGGCCCATCTGCTTTGCGCAAAAGCGGTATGAGCCTATCAGAGAAGTGCTTATTGATCTATGGCTAATACTGTAAAAATATCCAGTTGTGAGTTAATCAACGCCGACTGCCTGGAATTTATCCGGTCGTTACCCGAAAATTCTGTTGACCTGATAGTCACGGACCCGCCGTACTTTAAAGTGAAGCCTGAGGGCTGGGATAACCAGTGGAAGGGCGACGATGATTACCTGAAGTGGCTGGACCAGTGTCTGGCGCAGTTCTGGCGGGTGCTGAAACCTGCCGGAAGTCTTTACCTGTTCTGTGGTCATCGCCTGGCATCTGATATCGAAATCATGATGCGTGAACGCTTCAGTGTGCTGAACCATATTATCTGGGCGAAGCCGTCCGGACGCTGGAACGGATGCAACAAGGAAAGCCTGCGGGCGTATTTCCCCGCCACAGAGCGCATTCTGTTCGCGGAACATTATCAGGGGCCGTATCGTCCGAAAGATGCCGGGTATGAGGCGAAGGGCAGGGCACTGAAACAGCATGTGATGGCCCCGCTGATTGCTTACTTTCGTGATGCGCGCGCTGCCCTGGGGATAACGGCAAAACAGATTGCAGATGCCACAGGAAAGAAAAACATGGTGCCGCACTGGTTCAGTGCCAGTCAGTGGCAGCTACCGAACGAAAGCGATTATCTGAAATTACAGTCGCTGTTTGCCCGGGTGGCAGAAGAGAAACATCAGCGCGGGGAACTGGAAAAGCCACACCACCAGCTGGTCAGCACATACAGTGAGCTGAACCGGCAGTATATGGAACTGCTGAGTGAATATAAAAATTTGCGGCGGTATTTCGGTGTGACGGTGCAGGTGCCGTACACCGATGTGTGGACGTATAAACCGGTGCAGTACTATCCAGGGAAACATCCGTGCGAAAAACCGGCAGAAATGCTGCAGCAGATAATCAGCGCAAGTAGTCGTCCTGGTGATCTGGTTGCGGATTTTTTCATGGGGTCGGGTTCAACGGTAAAAGCGGCGATGGCACTGGGGCGTCGTGCGATTGGTGTTGAGCTGGAGACCGGACGTTTTGAGCAGACAGTCAGGGAAGTTCAGGATTTAATCGTTTGAAACGGATGAGATTGCAGTATTAATTCCGTAACGTTATTATTCTGCGCGCGGCCCTTTAGCTCAGTGGTGAGAGCGACTCATAATCGCCAGGTCGCTGGTTCAAATCCAGCAAGGGCCACCATCACATACCGCCATTAGCTCATCAGGATAGAGCGCCAGCCTTCGAAGCTGGTTGCGCGGGGTTCGAGTCCTCGATGGCGGTCCATTATCTGTACCCTGCGTTGTTAGCTCAGCCGGACAGAGCAATTGCCTTCTAAGCAATCGGTCACTGGTTCGAATCCAGTACAACGCGCCACACTTATTTTCCCTGGCTCGCTTTTGCGGGCCTTTTTTTTTAAATGTCTCACAATTCAGACGGTTGACAGTTGTCTGTTTTGCGGGGAGTTTGTTAAAAGAAACTGGCATGGTGAATCCCCCTGTGCGGAGGGGCAATCAGCGAGTAGGTATATGGGATAATCGCGGATTCAGGTGCTGGTACTGAATTCACCGGGAGGCACCCGGCACCATGCAATGGCACATAGCGCCACTCTCCAGCCCCTCTCCGGAGGGGCTGTTTATATTGATTTTGTCAGATGTGAGTAAACTCCTTATGGACTTTGTTGTTTTAGTCCATAAGGACATATTTGCAGAGTGCAACGGTTATTAAAGCATTCATTCAATACGTTATCTGTATTTGTAGGGCATTCCTGGCTGTTTTTGATTAAATTCCAGAATGTTTTATTGAATGGTACTACGTTGTAAATGGTTACAGGTAGCACTTTGTTATTGAGCATGATGCCTGTGTGAGTCAGTGTAAATATACTTTCAGGAGGTAAGAAAGCATCCGATTGATACCAGATTATTAATTTTATTTTACTCCATATGACTGAAAAAGATATTCCGCATGATGGCTGGATAACTGTATCAATCACAATCCACTTCATTTAGTTTCCTTGTTTATGCCTTGCTGGTGATGTTCTGAAAAGTATAAATGATATTTTTGAATGTAAACCATAGAGCAGAATTATTTTTCTGATGTTGTTTATTGTTTATTTAAATGCAGGGTGGTTTATATCTCGTCTTGTAGTTTATCCATGCATATCTGCTTGATAATCAGGTTTTTATTTAAGGTATGGTTTTGTGTTTTTTCTGTATTACATGTCAGGTATTTTAAAGAGTTATTTTTCAGATGGTGGAAAGAACCATGGCATTTAAACACTATGATGTTGTCAGGGCGGCGCCGCCGTCAGATCTTGCGGAAAAGCTGACACATAAACTGAAAGAGGGCTGGCAGCCGTTTGGTAGTCCGGTGGCCATAACCCCTTATACCCTGATGCAGGCGATTGCAGCAGAAGGTGATGTGGTGGTCAGTGGTGCAACTGAGCCGGAGTGATACTACGTCATCGTACTGGCCCGGCATTCCAGGCCATAAAGGACAGTCTGGCAGTGGGACTAAATGCACTGACGCTGACGGATATTACCAAAAATGCAACGTATGGCGTTGAGATAGAAAGTCTGGTGCTGGAGATAAATGCACCGGCATCATCATAAAAAGTGAGCCAGTCAAATGGAAGGTATCGTTAAACTCACCGGTAGTGTCAGTGGATCGTCTGAGACGCTTGCATGAGTTATCAGAGCCATCAGTAGTTAACTGGTGGCTTTTTTATTGTTGTCAGCTTCCGGATAACGGGAGACGGGGTATGGACCAGATGGAAAAAATCACAACAGGTGTGTCATACACCACGTCAGCGGTGGGAACGGGCTACTGGTTCCTGCAGTTGCTGGACAGGGTTTCCCCGTCTCAGTGGGCGGCAATAGGCGTGCTGGGGAGTCTGCTGTTTGGGCTGCTGACATATCTGACTAACCTGTATTTCAAAATCAGAGAGGACCGTCGTAAGGCGGCACGGGGAGAGTAATTCAATGACTCAAAACTATGAACTGATTGTGAAAGGGATCCGCAATTTTGAGAATAAAGTTACGGTAACTTTAGCGTTACGGGACAAAAAACGCTTTGACGGTGAAATTTTTGACCTGGACATCTCGCTGGACCGTGTTGAAGGTGCCGCGCTGGAGTTTTATGAGGCAGCAGCCAGAAGGAGCATCAGACAGGTCTTCCTGGATGTTGCTGCCGGGTTATGTGAAGGGGACGAGCTGTTGCCAGAAACGCGCCCCTGTTCAGAGGCGCGGTATACCATAAAAATTAACAGTTCTGATAACTCGATTACAGGTTGTTAGCTTTTTGCAGTTGGCTTTCCAGTATCTTTCATTGGTAGCATCCTGATAAATATCCATGAGCGCAAAAATCAAATACGGCCTGTCAGCTGCTGTTCTGGCGCTGATTGCTGCAGGCGCGTCTGCTCCTCAAATACTTGACCAGTTTCTGGATGAAAAAGAGGGTAACCACACTACGGCATACCGCGATGGTTCCGGTATATGGACCATCTGTCGTGGTGCCACAATGGTGGATGGTAAGCCCGTCATACCGGGAATGAAGCTGTCGAAGGAAAAATGCGACCAGGTTAACGCTATTGAACGTGATAAGGCGCTGGCATGGGTGGAGCGCAATATTAAAGTACCACTGACCGAACCACAGAAAGCGGGTATAGCGTCATTCTGTCCCTATAACATTGGCCCCGGTAAGTGTTTCCCGTCGACGTTTTATAAGCGGCTGAATGCCGGTGATCGTAAGGGCGCATGCGAGGCGATTCGCTGGTGGATAAAAGATGGTGGGCGCGATTGCCGCATACGTTCAAATAACTGCTATGGACAGGTTATTCGTCGTGACCAGGAAAGCGCATTAGCCTGTTGGGGGATAGATCAGTGAGCAGAGTCGCAGCGATTATTTATACTCTGGTTATCTGCACCATCGTCTGCCTGTCATGGGCTGTTAATCATTACCGCGATAACGCCATTACCTACAAAGCCCAGCGCGACAAAAATGTCAGAGAACTGAAGCTGGCGAACGCGGCAATTACTGACATGCAGATGCGTCAGCGTGATGTTGCTGCGCTCGATGCAAAATACACGAAGGAGTTAGCTGATGCGAAAGCTGAAAATGATGCTCTTCTGCGGAAGCTTGATAATGGTGGCAGGGTGCTCGTCAAAGGAAAATGCCCTGTGCCATCCTCAGCCGAAACCTCCAGCGCCTCCGGCATGGGCAATGATGCCACCGTCGAACTCTCTCCAGTTGCTGGACGAAACGTTCTCGATATCCGGGACGGAATTATCCGCGACCAAACAGCACTGAGAACGCTTCAGGAATACATTAGGACGCAATGCCTTCGATGATAGCGATAATTTTACTCATCATCCTTCACATCTGGCTCTGTAGACAGGGTGGTGATCACTTCTGGAGTAAATCCAGATTAAACATCTCATTGCTGATGCTTGATATTGAGCATCTGGCGCGCAGTAAGGGGCTGCGTTGAGATAAGAGCCAGTTCATTACAAATACCAGGATTTAGCCTCGCATTCGCGGGGCTTTTTATATCTGAATTTCACAGCGCATCTCACGCGCATATTAACGAGAGCCTTTCAGTAAGCGAGCCTGAGAAATGCCGTTATAGGTGGCGACCTCTCTCGGGCGGCTTTTCTGTGAGACAGGCTCACTTTCTAAAAGGTAAAGACGCTATGAATAATCATTCAGTTATTCCAGCCTTCGACTTCCGAGAAATGGTGCAAGCCAAAAACGGAGAGGTCGTTACCACATCCAGAAAAATTGCCAAGTACTTCGGCAAGCGACACGGTGATGTTCTCAGGAAAATCGAGCAGGTTAAGGCTGATTGCTCGCGTGAGTTTAGCCAACGCAATTTTGCGTCGGCTGATTATATCGATGAGCAGGGCAAGGTTCGACCGATGTACAGCCTGACGAAAGATGGCTGGATCATGGTTGTGATGGGGTTCACCGGGAAAGCTGCTGCGGCAATCAAGGAGAGCTATATCGCAGCATTCAACTGGATGGCAGAGCAACTGAGCCGCCGCATGGCAATTGGCGAAGAAATGCAGCACCGCTACGCCATCAAAGAAACACGCTCAAAGCTGAAAGGTACGATCGGCGGTCGGTTAATGAACGAACGGAAGAAAGAGAAGCGTGTCCTGGCTGTCGAGCATGAATACATCTTGCAGGTGACACAGCCTGAACTGCTGATTAATTGAAGATGTCATTACAAAGCCTATCTACGGGGGGGCTTGATAATGGCTTATACCCTGCACGGGATAACTTAACTGATATCCCTTTTAACGGATAAAGGTATTCAAGCCTGACACATCATGCGCTGTATCGTCGCCGTATTCCCGCATTAACCATGACCGTAGCCCGACGGGGAATTCCTTCTGCGTGAGTGTGCGGGAATAATCAAAAACGATGCACACCGGGTTATTAACGCGTCAACTGAACGCGGGGTTGCTCTTCATGTCAGCCAGTCCGGTGCAGGGGTAGAAGAAACCGGACGTTATGGTTTAGTGTGGAAACATTTGTGATGTGCTCTGTATGTTTTCAGTAAAGAGTAATGAATTATCAAAGGTATAGTAATATCTTTTTTGTTCGTGGATATTTGTAACCCACCGAAAAACTCCTGCTTTAGCAAGGTTTCTTCTGTATTCCTGAAATGTGATCTCTCTGGATTTCAGCTTATTAGAGGTCGTTTCTATAAGATGCCTATCCTTTGAAAATTTGACAGACACAATGTTTTTTAGGCCCTTTAATAACACTGTATTATCATTTTTTAATACAATATGAACATTCTCTGTGGCTAAATAGTAAATGTAATGTGAGACATTGTGACGTTTTAGCTCAGAATAAAACCATTGATAGTTTAAATCGTTTCGAACTTTATCAAATATTTGTTTAAAAATGACTACCTGATCCATAGATAAACCTTCCATGTGATATGAGGGGGCGTAGTCTGCACGATTATCTAAATTGCTTCAATCTGGTCTGACCTGTTTTCTGAGCAATTCAGTAATGTCACTCTTTTCTTTGTTTGCTTCAGAAGAAACTCTTTTTTCTGAGCACAGTCTCCGGCGGCAGGCTTCAATGACCCAGGCTGAGAAATTCCCGGACCCTTTTTGCTCAAGAGCGATGTTAATTTGTTCAATCATTTGGTTAGGAAAGCGGATGTTGCGGGTTGTTGTTCTGCGGGTTCTGTTCTTCGTTGACATGAGGTTGCCCCGTATTCAGTGTCGCTGATTTGTATTGTCTGAAGTTGTTTTTACGTTAAGTTGATGCAGATCAATTAATACGATACCTGCGTCATAATTGATTATTTGACGTGGTTTGATGGCCTCCACGCACGTTGTGATATGTAGATGATAATCATTATCACTTTACGGGTCCTTTCCGGTGATCCGACAGGTTACGGGGCGGCGACCTCGCGGGTTTTCGCTATTTATGAAAATTTTCCGGTTTAAGGTGTTTCCGTTCTTCTTCGTCGTAACTTAATGTTTTTATTTAAAATACCCCCTGAAAAGAAAGGAAACGACAGGTGCTGAAAGCGAGCTTTTTGGCCTCTGTCGTTTCCTTTCTCTGTTTTTGTCCGTGGAATGAGCAATGGAAGTCAACAAAAAGCAGCTGGCTGACATTTTCGGTGCGAGTATCCGTACCATTCAGAACTGGCAGGAACAGGGAATGCCCGTTCTGCGAGGCGGTGGCAAGGGTAATGAGGTGCTTTATGACTCTGCCGCCGTTATAAAATGGTATGCCGAAAGGGATGCTGAAATTGAGAACGAAAAGCTGCGCCGGGAGGTTGAAGAACTGCGGCAGGCCAGCGAGGCAGATCTCCAGCCAGGGACTATTGAGTACGAACGCCATCGACTTACGCGTGCGCAGGCCGACGCACAGGAACTGAAGAATGCCAGAGACTCCGCTGAAGTGGTGGAAACCGCATTCTGTACTTTCGTGTTGTCGCGGATCGCAGGTGAAATTGCCAGTATTCTCGACGGGATTCCCCTGTCGGTGCAGCGGCGTTTTCCGGAACTGGAAAACCGACATGTTGATTTCCTGAAACGGGATATCATCAAAGCCATGAACAAAGCAGCCGCGCTGGATGAACTGATACCGGGGTTGCTGAGTGAATATATCGAACAGTCAGGTTAACAGGCTGCGGCATTTTGTCCGCGCCGGGCTTCGCTCACTGTTCAGGCCGGAGCCACAGACCGCCGTTGAATGGGCGGATGCCAATTACTATCTCCCGAAAGAATCCGCATACCAGGAAGGGCGCTGGGAAACACTGCCCTTTCAGCGGGCCATCATGAATGCGATGGGCAGCGACTACATCCGTGAGGTGAATGTGGTGAAGTCTGCCCGTGTCGGTTATTCCAAAATGCTGCTGGGTGTTTATGCCTACTTTATAGAGCATAAGCAGCGCAACACCCTTATCTGGTTGCCGACGGATGGTGATGCCGAGAACTTTATGAAAACCCACGTTGAGCCGACCATCCGCGATATTCCGTCGCTGCTGGCGCTGGCCCCGTGGTATGGCAAAAAGCACCGGGATAACACGCTCACCATGAAGCGTTTCACCAATGGGCGTGGTTTCTGGTGCCTGGGCGGTAAAGCGGCAAAAAACTACCGTGAAAAGTCGGTGGATGTGGCGGGTTATGATGAACTTGCTGCCTTTGATGAGGATATTGAACAGGAAGGCTCTCCGACGTTCCTGGGTGACAAACGTATTGAAGGCTCGGTCTGGCCAAAGTCCATCCGTGGCTCCACGCCCAAAGTGAGAGGCACCTGTCAGATTGAGCGTGCAGCCAGTGAATCCCCGCATTTTATGCGTTTTCATGTTGCCTGCCCGCACTGCGGGGAGGAGCAGTACCTTAAATTTGGCGATAAAGAGACGCCGTTTGGCCTCAAATGGACGCCGGATGATCCCTCCAGCGTGTTTTATCTCTGCGAACATAATGCCTGCGTCATCCGCCAACAGGAGCTGGACTTCACTGATGCCCGTTATATCTGCGAAAAGACCGGGATCTGGACCCGTGATGGCATTCTCTGGTTTTCGTCATCCGGTGAAGAGATTGAGCCGCCGGACAGCGTGACCTTTCACATCTGGACGGCGTACAGCCCGTTCACCACCTGGGTGCAGATTGTCAAAGACTGGATGAAAACGAAAGGGGATACGGGAAAACGTAAAACCTTCGTGAACACCACGCTCGGTGAGACATGGGAAGCGAAAATCGGTGAACGTCCGGATGCTGAAGTGATGGCAGAGCGGAAAGAGCATTATTCAGCGCCCGTTCCTGACCGTGTGGCTTACCTGACTGCCGGTATCGACTCCCAGCTGGATCGCTACGAAATGCGCGTATGGGGATGGGGGCCGGGTGAGGAAAGCTGGCTGATTGACCGGCAGATTATTATGGGCCGCCACGATGATGAACAGACGCTGCTGCGTGTGGATGAGGCCATCAATAAAACCTATATCCGCCGGAATGGTGCAGAAATGTCGGTATCCCGTATCTGCTGGGATATTGGCGGGATTGACCCGACCATTGTGTATGAACGCTCGAAAAAGCATGGGCTGTTCCGGGTGATCCCCATTAAAGGGGCATCCGTCTACGGAAAGCCTGTGGCCAGCATGCCACGTAAGCGAAACAAAAACGGGGTTTACCTTACCGAAATTGGTACGGATACCGCGAAAGAGCAGATTTATAACCGCTTCACACTGACGCCGGAAGGGGATGAACCGCTTCCCGGTGCCGTTCACTTCCCGAATAACCCGGATATTTTTGATCTGACCGAAGCGCAGCAGCTGACTGCTGAAGAGCAGGTCGAAAAATGGGTGGATGGCAGGAAAAAAATACTGTGGGACAGCAAAAAGCGACGCAATGAGGCGCTCGACTGCTTCGTTTATGCGCTGGCGGCGCTGCGCATCAGTATTTCCCGCTGGCAGCTGGATCTCAGTGCACTGCTGGCGAGCCTGCAGGAAGAGGATGGTGCAGCAACCAACAAGAAAGCACTGGCAGATTACGCCCGTGCCTTATCCGGAGAGGATGAATGACGCGACAGGAAGAACTTGCCGCTGCCCGTGCGGCACTGCATGACCTGATGACAGGTAAACGGGTGGCAACGGTACAGAAAGACGGACGGAGAGTGGAGTTTACGGCCACTTCCGTGTCTGACCTGAAAAAATACATTGCGGAGCTGGAAGTGCAGACCGGCATGACACAGCGACGCAGGGGACCTGCAGGATTTTATGTATGAAAACGCCCACCATTCCCACCCTTCTGGGGCCGGACGGCATGACATCGCTGCGCGAATATGCCGGTTATCACGGCGGTGGCAGCGGATTTGGAGGGCAGTTGCGGTCGTGGAACCCACCGGGTGAAAGTGTGGATGCAGCCCTGCTGCCCAACTTTACCCGTGGCAATGCCCGCGCAGACGATCTGGTACGCAATAACGGCTATGCCGCCAACGCCATCCAGCTGCATCAGGATCATATCGTCGGGTCTTTTTTCCGGCTCAGTCATCGCCCAAGCTGGCGCTATCTGGGCATCGGGGAGGAAGAAGCCCGTGCCTTTTCCCGTGAGGTTGAAGCGGCATGGAAAGAGTTTGCCGAGGATGACTGCTGCTGCATTGACGTTGAGCGAAAACGCACGTTTACCATGATGATTCGGGAAGGTGTGGCCATGCACGCCTTTAACGGTGAACTGTTCGTTCAGGCCACCTGGGATACCAGTTCGTCGCGGCTGTTCCGGACACAGTTCCGGATGGTCAGCCCGAAGCGCATCAGCAACCCGAACAATACCGGCGACAGCCGGAACTGCCGTGCCGGTGTGCAGATTAATGACAGCGGCGCGGCGCTGGGATATTACGTCAGCGAGGACGGGTATCCTGGCTGGATGCCGCAGAAATGGACATGGATACCCCGTGAGTTACCCGGCGGGCGCGCCTCGTTCATTCACGTTTTTGAACCCGTGGAGGACGGGCAGACCCGCGGTGCAAATGTGTTTTACAGCGTGATGGAGCAGATGAAGATGCTCGACACGCTGCAGAACACGCAGCTGCAGAGCGCCATTGTGAAGGCGATGTATGCCGCCACCATTGAAAGTGAGCTGGATACGCAGTCAGCGATGGATTTTATTCTGGGCGCGAACAGTCAGGAGCAGCGGGAAAGGCTGACCGGCTGGATTGGTGAAATTGCCGCGTATTACGCCGCAGCGCCGGTCCGGCTGGGAGGCGCAAAAGTACCGCACCTGATGCCGGGTGACTCACTGAACCTGCAGACGGCTCAGGATACGGATAACGGCTACTCCGTGTTTGAGCAGTCACTGCTGCGGTATATCGCTGCCGGGCTGGGTGTCTCGTATGAGCAGCTTTCCCGGAATTACGACCAGATGAGCTACTCCACGGCACGGGCCAGTGCGAACGAGTCGTGGGCGTACTTTATGGGGCGGCGAAAATTCGTCGCATCCCGTCAGGCGAGCCAGATGTTTCTGTGCTGGCTGGAAGAGGCCATCGTTCGCCGCGTGGTGACGTTACCTTCAAAAGCGCGCTTCAGTTTTCAGGAAGCCCGGAGTGCCTGGGGGAACTGCGACTGGATAGGCTCCGGTCGTATGGCCATCGATGGTCTGAAAGAAGTTCAGGAAGCGGTGATGCTGATAGAAGCCGGACTGAGTACCTACGAGAAAGAGTGCGCAAAACGCGGTGACGACTATCAGGAAATTTTTGCCCAGCAGGTCCGTGAAACGATGGAGCGCCGCGCAGCCGGTCTTAAACCGCCCGCCTGGGCGGCTGCAGCATTTGAATCCGGGCTGCGACAATCAACAGAGGAGGAGAAGAGTGACAGCAGAGCTGCGTAATCTCCCGCATATTGCCAGCATGGCCTTTAATGAGCCGCTGATGCTTGAACCCGCCTATGCGCGGGTTTTCTTTTGTGCGCTTGCAGGCCAGCTTGGGATCAGCCGCCTGACGGATGCAGTATCCGGCGACAGCCTGACTGCCGGAGAGGCACCCGCGGCGCTGGCGTTATCCGGTGATGATGACGGACCACGACAGGCCCGCAGTTATCAGGTCATGAACGGCATCGCCGTGCTGCCGGTGTCCGGTACGCTGGTCAGCCGGACGCGGGCGCTGCAGCCGTATTCGGGAATGACCGGTTACAACGGCATTATCGCCCGTCTGCAACAGGCTGCCAGCGATCCGATGGTGGACGGCATTCTGCTGGATATGGACACACCGGGCGGGATGGTGGCGGGAGCATTTGACTGTGCTGACATCATCGCCCGTGTGCGAGACATAAAACCGGTATGGGCGCTGGCCAACGACATGAACTGCAGTGCAGGTCAGCTGCTTGCCAGCGCCGCCTCCCGGCGTCTGGTCACGCAGACCGCCCGGACAGGCTCCATCGGCGTCATGATGGCTCACAGTAATTACGGTGCTGCGCTGGAGAAACAGGGCGTGGAAATCACGCTGATTTACAGCGGCAGCCATAAGGTGGATGGCAACCCCTACAGCCATCTACCGGATGATGTCCGGGAAACACTGCAGTCCCGGATGGATGCAACCCGCCGGATGTTTGCACAGAAGGTGTCGGCATATACCGGCCTGTCCGTGCAGGCTGTGCTGGATACCGAGGCTGCAGTGTACAGCGGTCAGGAGGCCATTGATGCCGGACTGGCTGATGAACTTGTGAACAGTACCGATGCGATCACCGTCATGCGTGATGCACTGGATGCACGTAAATCCCGTCTCTCAGGAGGGCGAATGACCAAAGAGACTCAATCAACAACTGTTTCAGCCACTGCTTCGCAGGCTGACGTTACTGGCGTGGTGCAAGCGACGGAGGGCGAGAACGCCAGCGCTGCGCAGCCGGACGTGAACGCGCAGATCACCGCAGCGGTTGCGGCAGAAAACAGCCGCATTATTGGGATCCTCAACTGTGAGGAGGCTCACGGACGCGAAGAACAGGCACGCGTGCTGGCAGAAACCCCCGGTATGACCGTGGAAACGGCCCGCCGCATTCTGGCCGCAGCACCACAGAGTGCACAGGCGCGCAGTGACACTGCGCTGGATCGTCTGATGCAGGGGGCACCGGCACCGCTGGCTGCAGGTAACCCGGCATCTGATGCCGTTAACGATTTGCTGAACACACCAGTGTAAGGGATGTTTATGACGAGCAAAGAAACCTTTACCCATTACCAGCCGCTGGGCAACAGTGACCCGGCTCATACCGCAACCGCGCCCGGCGGATTGAGTGCGAAAGCGCCTGCAATGACCCCGCTGATGCTGGACACCTCCAGCCGTAAGCTGGTTGCGTGGGATGGCACCACCGACGGTGCTGCCGTTGGCATTCTTGCGGTTGCTGCTGACCAGACCAGCACCACGCTGACGTTCTACAAGTCCGGCACGTTCCGTTATGAGGATGTGCTCTGGCCGGAGGCTGCCAGCGACGAGACGAAAAAACGGACCGCGTTTGCCGGAACGGCAATCAGCATCGTTTAACATTACCCTTCATCACTAAAGGCCGCCTGTGCGGCTTTTTTACGGGATTTTTTTATGTCGATGTACACAACCGCCCAGCTGCTGGCGGCAAATGAGCAGAAATTTAAGTTTGATCCGCTGTTTCTGCGTCTCTTTTTCCGTGAGAGCTATCCCTTCACTACGGAGAAAGTCTATCTCTCACAAATTCCGGGACTGGTAAACATGGCGCTGTACGTTTCGCCGATTGTTTCCGGTGAGGTTATCCGTTCCCGTGGCGGCTCCACCTCTGAATTTACGCCGGGATATGTCAAACCCAAGCATGAAGTGAATCCGCAGATGACCCTGCGTCGCCTGCCGGATGAAGATCCGCAGAATCTGGCGGACCCGGCTTACCGCCGCCGTCGCATCATCATGCAGAACATGCGTGACGAAGAGCTGGCCATTGCTCAGGTCGAAGAGATGCAGGCAGTTTCTGCCGTGCTCAAGGGCAAATACACCATGATCGGTGAAGCCTTCGATCCGGTTGAGGTGGATATGGGCCGCAGTGCGGCGAACAACATCACGCAGTCCGGCGGCACGGAGTGGAGCAAGCGTGACAAGTCCACGTATGACCCGACCGACGATATCGAAGCCTACGCGCTGAACGCCAGCGGCGTGGTGAATATCATCGTGTTTGACCCGAAAGGCTGGGCGCTGTTCCGTTCCTTCAAAGCCGTCAGGGAGAAGCTGGATACCCGTCGCGGCTCTCATTCCGAACTGGAGACAGCGGTAAAAGACCTGGGCAAAGCGGTGTCCTATAAGGGGATGTATGGCGATGTGGCCATCGTCGTGTATTCCGGACAGTACGTGGAAAACGGCGTCAAAAAGAACTTCCTGCCGGACAACACGATGGTGCTGGGTAACACTCATGCACGCGGTCTGCGCACCTATGGCTGTATTCAGGATGCGGATGCATTGAGTGAGGGTATTAATGCGTCTCCCCGTTATCCGAAAAACTGGAAGACATCCGGCGATCCGGCGCGAGAGTTCACCATGATTCAGTCAGCACCGCTGATGCTGCTGGCTGATCCTGATGAGTTCGTGTCCGTTCAACTGGCGTAATCATGGCCCTTAGGGGCCATTTTCTCTCTGTGGAGGAGTCCATGACGAAAGATGAACTGATTGCCCGTCTCCGGTCGCTGGGTGAGCAACTGAACCGTGATGTCAGCCTGACGGGGACGAAAGAAGAACTGGCGCTCCGTGTGGCAGAGCTGGAAGAGGAGCTTGATGACACGGATGACGGAGCCGGTCAGGACTCGTCTGTCAGCCCGGAAAATGCGCTGACCGGACATGAAAATGAGGTGGTATCAGCACAGACGGATACCGTGACTGATACGGCTGCTCTGGTCACGGTTGTGGCACTGGTGACGCTGCATACCGATGCACTTCACGCCACGCGGGATGAACCTGTGGCATTTGTGCTGCCGGGAACGGCGTTTCGTGTCTCTGCCGGTGTGGCAGCCGAAATGACAGAGCGCGGCCTGGCCAGAATGCAATAACGGGAGGCGCTGTGGCTGATTTCGATAACCTGTTCGATGCTGCCATTGTCCGCGCCGATGAAACGATACGCGGGTACATGGGAACGTCAGCCACCATGACATCCGGTGAGCAGTCCGGCGCAGTAATACGTGGTGTTTTTGATGACCCTGAAAATATCAGCTATGCCGGACAGGGCGTGCGCGTTGAAGGCTCCAGCCCGTCCCTGTTTGTCCGGACTGATGATGTGCGGCAGCTGCGGCGTGGAGACACGCTGACCATCGGTGAGGAAAACTTCTGGATAGACCGGGTTTCGCCGGATGATGGTGGAAGCTGTCATCTCTGGCTTGGGCGGGGCGTACCGCCTGCCGTTAACCGTCGCCGCTGAAAGGGGGGATGTATGGCCATAAAAGGTCTTGAGCAGGCCATTGAAAACCTCAGCCGTATCAGCAAAACGGCGGTGCCTGGTGCCGCCGCAATGGCCATTAACCGCGTTGCTTCATCCGCGATATCGCAGTCTGCGTCACAGGTTGCCCGTGAGACAAAGGTACGCCGGAAACTGGTAAAGGAAAGGGCCAGGCTGAAAAGGGCCACGGTCAAAAATCCGCAGGCCAGAATCAAAGTTAACCGGGGGGATTTGCCCGTAATCAGGCTGGGTAACGCGCGGGTTGTCCTGTCCCGCCGCAGGCGTCGTAAAAAGGGGCAGCGTTCATCCCTGAAAGGTGGCGGCAGCGTGCTTGTGGTGGGAAACCGTCGTATTCCCGGCGCGTTTATTCAGCAACTGAAAAATGGCCGGTGGCATGTCATGCAGCGTGTGGCCGGGAAAAACCGTTACCCCATTGATGTGGTGAAAATCCCGATGGCGGTGCCGCTGACCACGGCGTTTAAACAGAATATTGAGCGGATACGGCGTGAGCGTCTTCCGAAAGAGCTGGGCTATGCGCTGCAGCATCAACTGAGGATGGTAATAAAGCGATGAAACATACTGAACTCCGTGCAGCCGTACTGGATGCACTGGAGAAGCATGACACCGGGGCGACGTTTTTTGATGGTCGCCCCGCTGTTTTTGATGAGGCGGATTTTCCGGCAGTTGCCGTTTATCTCACCGGCGCTGAATACACGGGCGAAGAGCTGGACAGCGATACCTGGCAGGCGGAGCTGCATATCGAAGTTTTCCTGCCTGCTCAGGTGCCGGATTCAGAGCTGGATGCGTGGATGGAGTCCCGGATTTATCCGGTGATGAGCGATATCCCGGCACTGTCAGATTTGATCACCAGTATGGTGGCCAGTGGCTATGACTACCGGCGCGACGATGATGCGGGCCTGTGGAGTTCAGCCGATCTGACGTATGTCATTACCTATGAAATGTGAGGACGATATGCCTGTACCAAATCCAGCAATACCGGTGAAAGGTGCCGGAACCACCCTGTGGGTTTATAACGGGAGCGGCGACCCTTATGCGAACCCGCTTTCAGACGTTGACTGGTCGCGCCTGGCTAAAGTTAAAGACCTGACGCCCGGCGAACTGACCGCTGAGTCCTATGACGACAGTTATCTCGATGATGAAGATGCGGACTGGACCGCGACCGGGCAGGGACAGAAATCCGCCGGAGATACCAGCTTCACGCTGGCGTGGATGCCCGGAGAGCAGGGGCAGCAGGCGCTGCTGGCGTGGTTTAATGAAGGTGATACCCGTGCCTATAAAATCCGCTTCCCGAACGGCACGGTCGATGTGTTCCGTGGCTGGGTGAGCAGTATCGGTAAGGCGGTGACGGCGAAGGACGTGATCACCCGTACGGTGAAGGTCACCAATGTGGGCCGTCCGTCAATGGCAGAAGATCGCAGTACGGTGACGGCGGCAACCGGTATGACTGTGACGCCTGCCAGCTCCTCGGTGGTGAAAGGGCAGAGCACCACGCTGACCGTGGCATTCCAGCCGGAGGGCGCAACTGACAAGAGCTTCCGTGCGGTGTCAGCGGATAAAACAAAAGCCACCGTGTCGGTCAGTGGTATGACCATCACCGTGAACGGCGTTGCTGCAGGCAAGGTCAACATTCCGGTTGTATCCGGTAATGGTGAGTTTGCTGCGGTTGCAGAAATTACCGTCACCGCCAGTTAATCCGGAGAGTCAGCGATGTTCCTGAAAACCGAATCATTTGAACATAACGGTGTGACCGTCACGCTTTCTGAACTGTCAGCCCTGCAGCGCATTGAGCATCTCGCCCTGATGAAACGGCAGGCAGAACAGGCGGAGTCAGACAGCAACCGGAAGTTTACTGTGGAAGACGCCATCAGAACCGGCGCGTTTCTGGTGGCGATGTCCCTGTGGCATAACCATCCGCAGAAGACGCAGATGCCGTCCATGAATGAAGCCGTTAAACAGATTGAGCAGGAAGTGCTTACCACCTGGCCCACGGAGGCAATTTCTCATGCTGAAAACGTGGTGTACCGGCTGTCCGGTATGTATGAGTTTGTGGTGAATAATGCCCCTGAACAGACAGAGGACGCCGGGCCCGCAGAGCCTGTTTCTGCGGGAAAGTGTTCGACGGTGAGCTGAGTTTTGCCCTGAAACTGGCGCGTGAGATGGGGCGACCCGACTGGCGTGCCATGCTTGCCGGGATGTCATCCACGGAGTATGTCGACTGGCACCGCTTTTACAGTACCCATTATTTTCATGATGTTCTGCTGGATATGCACTTTTCCGGGCTGACGTACACCGTGCTTAGCCTGTTTGATGCGCCGCGCGATAAATGCACTCTATCTTGTGCGATAAATGGCATCCACGCGGCGTTTCATTATTTGAAAAAGAATTACATTTCAGGTTGCGTTATGACAGTCCCAACAGGGTGATAGCGGTAGATCGTTGACAGTCCAATATCATAGATAATTGCCAGCCGCTTTCTGTCATACCCTTTCTGGAGCAATCTTGCGATCTGCTCATGCTGCTCCTTCGTCAGTTTCGGGCGACGTCCTCCAACTCTTCCTTGTGCTCGCGCAGCAGCCAGTCCTGCCAGCGTGCGCTCAACTATCAGTTCACGCTCCATTTCTGCCAGTGCACCCATCATATGAAAAAAGAACCTTCCCATCGGAGTGCTGGTATCGATTGAATCCGTCAGACTGCGAAAATTGACACCTTTTGCGCGTAGCTCTTCTGTGAGAGCAATGAGGTGTTTCATTCTTCTACCCAACCGATCCAGCTTCCAGACCACCAATGTATCCCCTCTTTTAAGGCACTTTAAAGCGCGTTTCAGGCCTGGTCGTTCCGACTTGGTTCCGCTCATTTTGTCCTCAAAAATCTGTTCACATCCTGCGCACATTAATGCATTGCGTTGCAAATCTGTGTTTTGGTCATTTGTTGACACACGTATGTAGCCAATCAGCATTAAAAATACTCCCTTTTGAGTGGTTAAAGTACTGAGATAATGTGGGGAGGATTTGAGAGATAAACGTTGGTTTGGGGGAAGGCTCTGCATTGCCTGTTGGTGTACCGGTTCCATGGCCCACCGTCACACCGCCAGCAG